GCTTTGGCTCGAGCCCAAAACCCGCGCCCCGTCGATACCGCGTCCGTCATCCCAGCCGCGAATGAATTCTCCGCGCAGATCGGGAATTTGAAAGGTGGTGGAGCCGTTGCCTGCGCCAAACGTGGTGCCAATCCGCGAAAACAAATCAGAATAGGCAGAACGGCTGACCGTGGCCCCATTTGCCCTTAACCACCCGTCCGGAGGTGTACTTCCGGCAACAAACGTGACGGTGCCTGCCGATGTCGCCCGCTCGATGTCATCCGAGAGTGCCGAAAGTGCGCCAGAAAGTCCGACGATTTCGCCCATTGCATGTTGGTGCGCTCCGATGGCGGCGGCCGGAGACAGGAACGCCAGACCCACTTCTGACCTGGCCAGCACATATCCTAGCGGCACCCCGGGGAGCGACGGAAAACCTGACACTTCATCGAACTCGATGAGAACGTCTTTATCGCGCTTGGACGCCAGGGCATGCGCCAGCCCCTCTATTGCGTCGATGGCGTGCCCGTGAGCGGCTTCTGCCTTGCCTGCGATGCTCGTGGCGTAGGCCGAAAGAATCGCATCGATCATATCCAGCGCGGCAGCCGTCGCCAGGAATGCATCGACAACACTCTCCTGCTCCTCGGAGCGGGAATCTGGCTTGGGTAGATTGAGCAGATCGGTAACGGCCGACATCGAAAATCCTCCTAGATGATGCCTGCGCCGAAGTCGGAAATAACCGGCCGCGCTGCTGGGCCACCAGTCAGCGAAATCCTGATACGCATCTGCTGGCCGGCGATGGCCACCCTGAAGTTGCGCTCGACCCATGCCGGATCGGGCGAAATCTCGGTGGCGTGAAGCGGCAGGTCTTCCCAGCCATCGTCGGCATAATCGTATTCAAGCGTCAGGCCAGCCCCGGCAGGTACCGCCGCTTTGAGATAAGCCGAAACCCGGATGGCATCGCTGGTGTCGATGACCTTTGTGACATAGCTCGCCTCTGTTGCGATCTTGCCCGCGATCAGTTCGACTGGCGCAAACAGCACGGGAGCCAACCGCTCGGTTCCTGTCAAAATGGCGCGCACAGTTACCGTCTCGGTGATGAACTCTCCAAGTTGGAGAACCTGCCAAGGCAGGAGCCGGAAGATTTCACCACCGGCCCGTTCGATCTCGAAAACCACCGAACAGGCCGGGCTCGGCATATCTACAATGGCCCGCACCTGAAGATCGGAACAATCGACGACATCGACAGTGCCCAGATCCACAGTCTTGGTGGTCTGGGTATAGCGCGCCGCCACGAGCCGGAAGGCCAGGGCGTCGTTCTGATGAGCCGTCCATGTCCGCGCGTTGACCGACGACAGGCGCGGCCCGATCGGATAAGGGTGCGTCGTCACCGGGCGCTGTGCCTCGGCGTCGAACCCGCCAAGGCTGGCAAAGCTGATCGCGTGCTCACCATCATCGGTCTTGATGACGACGGCACGGTCAAGCCCCGCCGAAACGGTTACGGGCAGGCCATAGCGCGCCGATTTCCAGCCCATCTGCGCTCCCGCCATGGGAACAAACGCTTCGGCTTCGACATCGGTCGTCGGCCAGCCGGTATCCACACTGACCTGGTGGATCAGAATGTGATTGGTCAGATCGCCCAGCGCGCAAAGATGGAAGTCCACACCCACGATCTGGCGTGTCGACGGCAGGTTGAAAATCTGCGCCTGCGGATCGAACGAGCCTGTTTCGCGCATGCGCCGCTCGCCATTGGTTTCCTCGTGTTCGTCGTCATCGTTCTGGCGCCGCTGAACAATTGCGGCGTCCCAGCGCTGGACTGTCGTGACACGTCGCATAACGTCGGTTTCCAGCGTGCCCTGGCCGGTGAACGGGGCCACCGCCAATGTGCCACCCTGCCCCTCGGCGATCACCTCCTTGGTGCCCGCCGGCACGTTCGCGGGGATCGTGAAGCTGCCGGTGATTTCACCGTTTTCGTCAGCCGTTTGTTCGCCTGCCGGTTTGACGTCGATGTCGTCGAAGGTCAAAACGTCGAGAATTTCGCCTTCGAAAAAGCCAGCAATGACGAATTCGACATCGCGCTGGCGCAAAAAGGGCAGTTCTTCGGTCGTCGAGCTGACGGTTTGCGTGGCCGAGCTCGATTGCACCCGCGCGCCCGAAATCGAAACGCCGCGGTTGAACTCGATGGTCTGGGGACTGGCCCATTGGGTGGCGCTCTCGGTCCAGAAATCGACCGCCGGAGACAGCTTGAGCGCACCGGGCATGGGCGAAAAATTCTGGTAGGGATTAATCTTCTCGCACCCGGTCCGCAGAGCCTGCTCGACGATCACCTCTTCGACCCAATCTAGGGTCACCGGGCTGGAGAGATCGAGGTCATAGAACGTCGGCTCGATCGCCAGTTGCATCAACCCGTTGCCAATCGCACCGGTCTGGGCCTCTCCGACATCGCGCAGGCTGTCATCGACGAATGGATCGACGAACATGTTGCGCTTGGCGGCGGGGTCGCGCGCATCGACATTCGATTTCAACCGCTCGAGCTGGATCAGCCTTGAGTGATCCTCGAGCATATTCATGAACCGGCGATACTCACTCCATGTCGGCGCGCGGACCCCGGTGCGAATGCCGTCAGAAATTACATTGGGCGTACCGAACCAGTCATTGTGAATCTCGGCCAGCGGTAGCACATTGGCTGGCGGGATCGGAGGCACGGGATTTGCGACCGCCGAAAGGCCACGGACATAGACGGCCGCACCGCTTTTATCGAGACAGAGCATGTCAATGCGCGGCAGCTTCCATGTGTAGGCGATGATGATATCGCCACCCGCTGCGCCACCTGAAACTTCGATCGTCGTATTGGTGACAGCATCGGGCACCACCGATGCGCGGTAGCGATAAGTCACATCGTATGATGTCGACGTCGCCGGCTCTGCCCCCGCCGGCGCCCAATCGACTGTATCCCCCACCCGATTGAAATCGGTTCCGGCTTCATAGGTCGTCGCGCCCTGCACCACCGAGATGATCTCAATCACCGAATTGTCCGGCAGGTTATCGGCGCCATTGGCGACCGGGCCGCGCACGACACTGACCGTCTTTTCCTTATCGAGCAGCACAGAAGTCACGCCATCGACCGGCGCGCGTGCCATGGTCACGACCTGGCTGGCGCCGCCGTCATAGGTGTGGGTTTCGCCCGGCACGGCCGAGATGTCCCATTCTTCGGTTTCGCCATGCCGCAACGCGGTAAATCGCGTGCGCTTGAAGCCGTCGATATTGGCCTCGCCCTCTTCAATGGAAAACACCTGTGCGGCGCCAATGGCGCCTAGCGCCGAGATGCGGCAGCCGCGCACGATGTAATGGCCATACACCCGGTCATAAGATGCGATGGCCTGCACGATCCCCTGGACAAAGGGCGGCTCGGGTTGATCGAGGATCGTGCCGTTCTGAAGCACATAGACCTGGTAAAAGGCCCCTTCCCCGCCATCGTCAGACAACGCCCATGCGAGAGAGACGATTTCGCGTGCGGCGCCACCCTCGCCCTCGGCCAGAGATCCTGGAACGAGCCCCACAAGGGTGGGATCGTCTTCACTGGTGATCCATTGGCGCACGAGGCGCACGCCGATCTCGACGCGGGTGTCCATGGACACGTCATCGATCTGGGCGGCGTTCACAAGGAGAACGTCGCCATCGACATAGATGCGACCCGCAGTGAGATTGACCGTCTCGGCTTCCCGATCAACGATTGCGGCCGCTCCCTCGATCCGATCACCGTCGGCGGCGATCAGGCGGCTCACGCGGCGCGAGCGGGCCCGCTGGATATCCTGGGCATCGTGCAAGTCCGCGCCCTGGATGAATGGGCGGGCACCGAAATGCACAACGCTCTGCACAGACGGATCGCCCACCGAACGCTGAAAGGCGTAAGGCAGCCCCGAGGGATGCTCGAACGGCATAGGAAACCTCGTTAAAATAATGGCCAGAGCCTAGGAGCGCTCGGCGTATGGTTTGTTGGCGAAATCGCTGACGGGAACCTCACGGCGGCACCGGGGCGGCAAGCGTGAGCATGAATTTGGCCTGCTCGCGAACCGTCGCGCGCAAATCGTGCCCAAACGGGCTCACGGCCAGCTCAAAGCCGCCCTCGATCTCGTCCGGGGCCAACCAGAGCCGTCCGGGCTTTACGCTCGCCCTGCGCATGCCCCCGACGACGAGCGCGACAGTCTCGCACTCGACACCATCGGCATCGCGGAACTGCGTCATCGCCTCGACATAGACGCGGGTGGCCAGTGCCTGACAGCCATACCGCACCCCGCCAAACTTGTAATCACCGGCTGCCTCGGACCAAACGCGACGCACCACGCGACATTTGCGATGTCCAATCTTATTGCCGGTTTCGTCATAGAGGCGCAGAAACATCTCGCCAGCGATCAGGGATGCAACGATTGCCCGTTCTCGTATCGCCTCGGCGCCCCCACTCACCCAAGGCGTGGCAATTTCGGTCCAAGCGGTCTCGATTGTGGTCCATGCGGGCGAAGCATCGAGCGGCACGTCCCAATTGGGTTCGATCCATAATCCGGCAGCGTCGAGTTCCGCCTTGCCCAGGGCATGGGCGATTTCCGTGGCGCGTCCGAACGACCAGAGCGTGCCGCCGGGTGTGGCCGTAATCCCGCTCTCGTGATCGAGGTAGGAACCGTCGAGCACCGTGTGGTCGCCCTGCGCGGCCTCGATATCGTAAAGATGCACTCCCCGGCGCAGTTTCGAGCGCAGCGGAATTGAAAGCTGCGTAATCGCTTCGATGCGCTCGAGGTCGGGCACATCCGAAATGGGCAGGGCGTCGAATCGCAGCTGGAACGAATTCCAGAAC